TCAGGCATTGCCCATCCTCCCCAGTGCTGCCCGGATATTGAGGAGGGCAAGCGCGCCATAGGCCGCGATCGCAGGCACAAGCGCGCTCGGGGCGATTAGTCCGAAAGCGATGAACGCCCAGGCCGTGAACGCCGCAATCGCCGAAGCGCGACGCAGGGCGGGATGATTGCACACCGCCCCCACGATCTGCGCACCGCCCGTCAGCCAGGCAAGCAGGGCATAGACCAGCGTTGGATGATCGGCGCGGGGCAGAATGGCGAGGAGCTCCCCTATGCCAGGCCATGTCACATCCGTCCGCGGTAGCGCCAGAAGCAGACAGGCCCAAAGGGCAAGTGCCGCACCCAGGCAGAACTCCTGCATACGCATGGTGTCATCCTTCTGTTCGTTCAGACCGAAAGCCATGTGAGGGCGGCATCGGACAAGACCGGCGTGAGAGTGAAATCCTGACGACTCTTGTTCAGCGTCACGATCGTGATCACCGCCCGAACCGTTTCACCCTGATTGAGATTGACGGCCATAGCGTTGACGATGATCGGCATAGGGCCATTGCGGTCGACGCGCAGGCGCCTTTGCTCCGCCGTGTAAGGCGCGGCCGATCCATCAGAACCTAGGCGGTACAGGCTGCAGACGATCTGCAGGAACCCCCAGTCGGTCGTCGTGACGCCGCCCCAGTCCTTGAGCTGGATTATGCCAGCGAATTCTGCCTTCAGCGTGATGCCGCTGACCCGAATATCCTGGCTGAAAAAATCCCGGCGCTGATCGCCCAGCTCGGCACCAGGGACCGATACGCGCCCCTGCGTGGCAGGCGGGGTGATGGCTTCAGCAGGAATGTCGGAATAGACATAGACTAGCCCGGTAAAGTTGAGCCGGTCCTGACGGTCGAACGTGTTGCCCAGCACCCGATCGCGCGAGATCGTGGCAGGTTGGCCATGCGTCAGTCGACCAATGCCCCATTCGGCCTTCGTGCCGTCATCGGCGAAGTAGTAAACCTCGCCATCCTCAAAAACGCCGCTCCAGCCGCGTCGACCGGGGGGCGCTCCGCTCAGGGCAAAGGGACCTGTGCCGGGGTTGTTGGACCGCTCGAGTACGAACGGGGCGAATTTCGGCATCAGAGACGCTCCTTGATGGTCATCGATGTTGCCAGCCGATCGGCAGCGCCTGCCGGGCAGGTGATGTCGCCCGGTGTGAGGCGCCCGAAGATCATCGCGCTGTTGCGATCGGCGGCAGAGAGATCGGGCACAAACAGGATGTTTCGCCCGGTCGCTGCCGTGCTTTCGATGCTGCGGATCATCGTCAGCTCGGCGATGCCCAGAGACTGGTGATCGATCGCAATTGCGCGTTGGCGATAGCGCAGGGTGGGATATTCCACCCCCGAGAGGCTGGTGGCCTCGTCGATGGTGGCCTGCTGGCTCTCATTGCCCTGCCAGCTCATATTGCGCTCGGGTTGCCAGAGCGGCCCGAGATAGGCGAGCGGGAAAGACAGGAAGCCGTCAGGATTGTCCTGATCGCTGATCGAGATATCGAGCTGCGTGATTGTCTGGTCGTTCGGAAACACGACGAGGAACTGGCCCGAGACGGTTTGCGTCTGCTGGCCACCCGAGGCGTAAACGACACCCGCCCCGTTGCGGGCAACGAGGGAATATCGCGCTCCCGCCGAGAGATTGGTGCGGTGAAATGAAAAGCCCCGGCACAGGATGGGCCGGGGCAGATGCGCGATGAGATAGGCTTCCTTTCCCGGCACGCGCCAGGCGGTCGAAGGCGCCCCCTGATCGTTTTGCAGATTGATCAGGGGCAGTTCAGCAACCTGCGCATTGCCCTCCAGCCGCGCCTCCATGAGCGCGTTCTCTGCGCCGAACGCGCAGGTCCAGGCCTCGGCCATGGCCGTTCCTTTCTGATATATTATCGTGGGATAACGACTATCTTTTCGGATTCACCCGAAATTTTCGAGCAAGTATCTGTTCTATATTTTTTTGTGTTATTTTTTTTATCAAAAGTGTTTTCCACTCGTCCGGAGCAAGAAAGCGCTTTTATCTCTCGTACTGCCCGAGCGTCCGAATAGCCCGTCTTCGGTTTCGAATTGAATAATCGTAGCAGCGCGCTTCCTTCGCATGATCGTACGAGGGTTGCGCGCTGCTACGGATTAGACCAGATAACGATCAGCAATGATTTTGAATTTGCAGCCTTACAGAGTTCCCAAAACAAGATTTTCCGATTCAGGAAAAACTAAAATTTTCAGATAAGTACGTATTCTTCTGCTCTTCCTCTGAACTCAAATAGGGACCTCCTGCGATAATTTTTATCCCGAGAAGGCAGGGCTCGTCTGGCAATTGAGAAAGAGGCTCTTGTAAATCGAGAAATGCTCTTCCCATCGTCCATCGAGTTTGAGCATCACCTTCAAACTCACGCCAACCGGTCACCTCCTCGTCCTTCAGATGCTGATCTAGAAAAACAACGCCCATACTCGTGTAAAGGCTGATCTCGCCTATGAGCACACCAAGCTGACGACGATCATCGACGAACGGTCCCAAAGTGTCGCATGGTCTGGCGACGCGGGATCGTATCCAGAGGCTCGCGGTGCTACCGGGTATCATAAAGGTAGCTAGGCCATTACGAACCCGAATGGGAAAAATTTCCTGTCCTAAATCAGTCTCAAGAAAAATACCGGGATCCTTACTCAAGATATGAGTCTTGGGAGTCGGGAAATGATTCAAAGCGATCGCTCGCTCTAGTAAGCGATCATAGATAGGGCGCACGAAACCCTCATCAACCCGGAAGCAATGGGTACTGTCATTTTCGCTTTTTTCTTTTTTACTCCCGCTGAGATCCAGATGGCCGTTTTTCCTAAAGCCGTGTCGATTACCTGTATCTAGATAGCTCTCGGCTTTTGTACCATTTGCCCATATTATCGAATGATCAGCTGTCTCGATATGATAATATTCATATGAGCCTTTTATATTTTCATAGGAAATCGTTGCGCCGTTGACGAGCATACGAGCTAAAACGAATGATCCATCTATAAAAAGACAATGATCAGCTGTGACGAGCAAGTCCTGGTAAGGCTCGTTCGGGGCAATGGCGTCTTTGGTTATTCTTATCGGATGATGGGTAATGTCACTCGGTTCACTATCGGCCGGGGTAGCCGTTCCCTTACCAATCCAGGTAATAGGCTCAAGTTTTTTCTCCAAGTTGACTGGATCCCAAACTTCGACAAGACAGCCGACTTGCAGGTGTTCGACTGGAATGTCCCCGCTGTCTGTTCGGATTAGCGTACCTGGAAGATAGCATACCAAACCGTTCAAGTTCAGAGATCCCCCTTTGGGAATCGTGACTTGAGTTACAGCGTTTGGATTCAGATTGAATGGGTTTCCTGGTATCTCATACGTAAATGTCCCTGCATTCGTTATTCCGAGTTCTACCGTAATTATAGTTTTATCTGCGCCTTGAACGTACATATATTTCACAAGCTTTTCTCTCGCGCTATCATTGTCGAGATAAAAAGTAACATTCGCTCCGGTCGGCGCATCGATTTTGAATCTGTAGCTATTTCCCTGATACGCATTCTGAGGCAGGTAAGTCCATAGAACAATACTATCGCCAGAAGCCTTCACACTATAAGTGTGACTCGTATACCACGCTCCAACCGGCGCGTTCTTTGCATCTATGTAGAATACATCGTCATCGACATTGTAGTTGGCTGATTTTCCATTCCAGTTTACGGTCATAACGTTCACCCACGAAGTTTTAATATCGAACCCAAAAGCGTTTTAGATATCGCCCACTTCTGTGGTGGGTAATCACGGAACATATATAAATATATAATCGAACAAAATTCGATTAATATTTAGATATACCGCGGCATACAGAGTCTTGCGACTCCTCTATATCCAAGACCTTAGCGCGACATGAGTCGACGCGATCGGACGTTAAATAAGTTGATGATTTTGTTTTTTCCATATACTTGTAATCACGATTTTGTGATAGATGTATATTTGATGATTACTACTTGTATATAATCACATTGTAGTTAGCGATCTGCAAACATCACAAAACTCTTAGGTATACAAGAATGCAGACCGCGTTAGCCCTAATAAAATTGTACCACTTTAACACGATGTTTTTTTTGAAAAAACAATATTCGTATCGTTCAGATAACAAACCTGTAGCGGTATTAAATCGGATGTTGCGTCGCTCGCCGCGTTATTCGCTCCCTGACACTGACCCTCACGGTAGAAGAGTCCGCGAGAAGAGTGGTCTTTCGTCGTCATCACGGTCTCATGAGTATACGCGGAGACAAACGGCCACACATGGAAACGAGAGAGTCAGGAAGCCCTTACCTCAGTACCTAGACCAGAACGGTCAGGGTCACGCTCGCCTCGGCAGAGCGGATCTGCTCGCCGATCACGAGCCCGGTCACGCCCCCGCGCAGACCCGGCGCTGGCAGATCGAGCCGCAGCGCCTGGCCGAGATCGATGCCGCCCGCGACAGAGCGCGGAAGCGTCAGGCTCCAGAGATGACGCTCGGCCCCCCAGAGATCGCCATGGCTGTTGGCGGCGTGCTGGGCATCGCCCTCATCGATCAGCGCGGTCGGGATCACCGACAGATCGCCGGGCTGGCGATAGCGCAGCTTGATGGTGGGCAGATACCAGGCTGCGACACGGTCCTCCTGCAGCACATAACTCTGCCGCTCGGCCGTGATACGCGGATGCAGCGCATTGCCGCCCTGTTGCACCGTCTGATTATGCGCATAGCCGATGCGCCACCGGAAAGGCGGTGGCGACAGCCCGCTATCGAGCGCAATTCCCGACAGCGCCGTGACCTGGTCTGCCGTCAGCACCCGCGAGGGCGTGCCGCCGGGCATTTGCAGGCGCAGGGGCGTGAGCGTGCCCTCATGGCTGGGCACGAGCCGGATGCCGAGCCCCGAGAGCCAGGTATTGACGATCTGCCGCCCCGTGACCGTCTGGCTCCCGTCCCAGTACCAGCCCGCCTGGCGCGCATCCTCCCATGATCCTGCAAGCCATTGCGCGGGCATGGTCAGATCCTCGATCAGCATCTGGCGGAGGAGCGGCAGCAGAGTGCGCGGCGCTGCCCCCGAAGGAAAATCGCCCGTGGCATCGACCGTGATCGCATAGACGGGCTTTGTGCCGAGCCGGATGAACAACCCGCCCGAACTGCTTTGCATCTGCCAGGTGCCCGGCACTGGTGCGGCCCCGTAGAGATCGCCTACGGCCCCGGCATAAGCGATGCCCCCGGCAAACCCGCCCTCATAAAGGGCCGTGACCACACCCGGCCCGTCGCTGATCTGGTAAACGAGATTGACGGCATCGATCAGCACCGGGGTCAGATTGAGCGCCGTACCACGCAGGCGAGGCATCGAACGGCCCTTGACGTTGGCATCCCCGCCAAAGCGCCCCGAACCGGCATAGGAGCCAACCGGCATGATAACCTCATCAAGCCAGCCCGATACCTCACGCAGCGGAATCTGCACGTTCAGCCGGTCGGGTTGCCACGAACTGCCCAGGCCAGTGAACATGGGGACAAGCGCCGCGCTTGCCGGGTCGAGATCCATCTGACGCACGGCATCGCGGGATTTGAAACCGGCCCGGATACGCACCGGCATCCGGTCGATCACGCGCTCGCGAATCAGCGCGTCGAAACGTCCGTCTGGATTGGCGATGGTAATCGCCCCCCAGCTTTCGCGCACCGAGGGTGAGGCTGGCGACAGATCGAGCCTGCGATCGATCGCGAAGGCATCGGTCAGCCAAGGCGGATAGGGCCGACTCGCCTCATCGACATATCCCGCATCTGACAGGCGCAGGGTATCGATGATGCTGATACGGAACGGCAGCTGCGTGATCGTGCCTGCCGCCGCTGTACCCAGACCACGGACGAAGGTGACATCCACCGGACGCTCCATGTCGATTTCGACAAGATGGAACAGAATGCCGCTCATGCTGCCCTGCCTTGTGCCTGGTGGCGCTGCTCGGCAAGCTGCTTGTTTGCCGTATCAAGCAGACGCTGCAGCAATTCCGCCAAGGTCTGATTGTTGCTCGCCAACATGGCCTTGAGCGCCGATTCAGTGATCGTGTTCGGTCTGATGGTCCCGATCGACTGCAGCAGCAGCTGCACGCGGGTATAGTCCGAGACGAAATCACGCCCTGACCCATTGTAGCTCTGGCTTTGCGCCAGAAAGGTCTCGGACGCGCTGCGCAGCGATTGCAGGGCCTCATAGTCGCCACGCTGGGCTTGCGCGGCGATACTGGTGAAGTTGTCATTCGCCGCACGATATTGCGCCTCCGCCGAGAGCGGCGAATAGCCCGAGAGGTTCAGCCCCTTGGCAAAGTCGAGCAGGTTGCTGATGACCGATGCCGCCGAGCCTTCCGCCTGGTCGCGTTGCTGCTTGGCCTGTTCAGCCGCCCGCTCGGCCTCCTGTTTGGCCTGGGCTGCGGCGGCGTCTGCGGCCTGTTTCGCCGCCTCTGCTGCCTTGTCCGCATACTCCTTCTGAATGGCCAGACGCTCGGCCCCCAGCGTCTTTTCCAGATCCGAAGCTTGTTGCAGGTAGGTCTGGTTCGAACTGTAGGCATCCCCCAGAAAATCGCGCCAGCTCTCGGCAAGCTGGCGTTTCTGCTGGGTTGCAGACAGATCGAAACTCATGAGCGCCGCGCCCTGGTCATCGCCGGTCGCGGTGAGATACCGCACCCGGAAGGCCTGGGCGCTTTCGGCCAGGCTTTGCATGTTCTTCGCATAGCCCTGTTCGTAGAGCGTGCCGAATTTGTCATTCAGCGCGTTGCCGTCCAGCCCGTAGCGGCTCGCCTGTGTTGCGGCAGCCTCGTAGGTTTTCTTCAGCGCCTCCATCTGCTCGACCCAGCTTTGCTGCCCGTTCACCGTGGCTTTCATGAGATTGGGCATGGTGTTCGTCACAAACTCAGTGATGGTCGCAACCTGCGATTGTAGATCGCTTGTCGCGAGTGTCTTGCCGTTGAGCATGGTATCCAGCGCCGTGCGCAGATCGCCCGTGGCCTCGGTAAAGCCCGAGACGGTCACGGTGCCGTCACTGTTGAATTTCGACACCGCAACACCCAGCGCATCCACCGTGTCGGCCATGCTCTTCAACTGTGTTACCGCGCTTTGGAATGAGGCAATGCTATCGAAACTCGCGGGCATCCCCTGCGAGAGTGCCTGGCTGTATGTGGCGCTGTCATCGCTGCGCAGCTGCAGCTTGCCCAGAAGGTCGGTCAGGCTGACGGAACGTTGCGACGGGTCCTTGTTGTTCGGGTCGTCGCGTACCGTGCCGAGATAGAGATTTTCGGCCTTCAGCCCGAGGCTTTTCATGGTGGCGTTGACGTTGGCCATATCGGCCTTGAGTTGCGCCGTGATGGTGTCGTTTTGCTTCTGGTTCCAGCTCTGCCCCATGCTCAGCTGATCACCTTCCATCACCACTTGGTCGATCGTGTAGGGGTTTTTCTTGTGTCCAAACAGGCCGCCCAGGAGGCCGCCAAGGCCACCGCCGGCAATGCCGCCGATCAGTGTACCCACGCCGGGGATGATCGAGCCGAGACCCGCACCCAAAGCCGCGCCCAGTCCTGAGCCGATCGCGCCATACGTGCCGCCGCCAATATTGCCGAGCGCCGAGCCGATTCCAAAACCGCCACCGATACCGGCTAGGGTGTTGCCGATCGTGGCCGTGCCGAACAGCTTTGTTCCCATCGCGCCCGAAAGCCAGCTGCTCGAACTCGCGACACTCGATGCGGGCGTACCGGCCCCGGTAATCGAGACACTGGCCGCCTTGTTGCCGACCGAGCCGCCCGAAGCCAGCGCATCAGAGATGCTTGTGAACGTGTTGCGTGAGCCGCCATCCAGCGCGTTCAGGGCCGGGTTGATCAGCGCCATCTTGGCCACCAGCCCCACGATCTGCGTTTGCAGGCCGGACAGGATCGAGCCGAAATCGACCGCGCCTTTGCCGCTCTGCACAAAGGCCTGCGTGACGCTGTTCGTCAGCGTGTCAAACATGCCGCTCAGGCTCCCTGTCAGATCATCGAGCGCCGATTTCTGATGCTGATAAGCGTTGGTCGCTGTCTGGATGGCAGCCACATTGTCCAGATAGGCCTGTGAGGTTTTCGAGTTGATATCGCCGCCCGCTTCGAGAATGCGGTTGCGCTCTTTCATCACCGCAATCTGCACCGATACGGCATCGCTGTTCTGCCCGATCGCCGCCGTCTGCGCCTTGATGACTTCCAGCTCCAGCGACTGCCCATAGAGCTTGCCCGCATTGGCCATATCGACCTGTGAGGCGGCGGCGGATTTCATGGCACCGGTCAGGACATTAAGCTGGCGGGCTTGCTCCGCCGTGTTCCCGATCGAGGTCGCCCGCACTTTCTCGGCAGCCTCCATCGCCTGCTGGTACTGCGTGAGCGAGCCTTTCGAGGCGTCATAGCCTGCCAGCAGATCCTGCTCGGCCTGGGTGTGTTCATTGATGGCCGCAACGGACTGATTGAACTGCCCCGTTAGAATGGCCTGTTGCCTGGCCTCGGCTTCTGCCAGCTGCGTGGCGGTTGCGTGCGCCTGGCCCATGCGCCGCGCCGCTTCTTCCACCTGTTGATGCACCTGAACCATTGCGGTCTCGGCGGCCGAGTAGGTCTCGGCACTTTGCGCTGCCAGCTTCTGCTGATGCGCGATCGTCTCGATCGGGTCGCGCAATTCGTTGAGCGCGCCGCGCTGCACGTTGATCTTGTCCGTCAGCACACCGGTTTGTGCGGCATAATCGGCATCCGACACCTTGCCTGCGGTATGCAGCTCATTCAGTGCCTTCTGTGCCGTGGTCAGGGCCGTGATGGCCTGCTCATGCTCGCGGATCTGCGCCGCCGTGCTGCCATCACTGCCGCGCAGCTGATCATCGATCCGACCCTGACGCGATGCGATTGCCTGCGCGCCATAAACCTCGCCGCCTGTGGCCTTCTGGGCATAGGCCGCAACACTTTCGGGCGGGCTTGCAATCTTGCCTGACAGGTACTGATCGACGTTCCCTTCGCCCCAGTTATAGGCCATGGCGACAAGCGCCTGATTACCGTCATACTTGGTGTAAAGCCGCATGAGCAGCTGCACGCCTGCCGTGACGTTGCCCGTGGTCGTGCGCAGATCATTGCCATTGGCGCTGCCCGGCATGATTTGCATCGCCCCCAACGCACCGGCAGAGGATTGCACGACTTTTCCGCTGGCATCGTATTGGCCCGTTGCGCTCTCGATCGGCTGGATGCGATGGGCAAGTGCGAGCACGTCCGAGCTTGCGCCGAGACCGGCCCCCACCTTGTCGATGGTCTTGCCCACCCCTGCGACATCGGAGGCCGCGACCTCGCGTTGCTGCAGGTAATTGTGAACAGCCGGGATCTTGTCCAGCTGCGCCCACTCCCAGTCACGCACCTCCTTGGCCTTGTCGAGCAGATACTGGATGCCCTGCACGCCCTTGAGCGCACCGGCCATGATGCCATTGCCGATGCCGTCCACGAACTGTCCGAGCGGGGTAAGCCCCTCATGCAGCGACGTGCTCATGTCGTGCAGGGCGCGATGCAGCGGCGTCACGCCCTGATCGGCCGCGTTGGCCGTGGCCTTGCTGACCTGCCCCATGAGCAGGGACCAGGCCCCCATACGATCACCGCTATTCTGCAAATCGCGTATGTGCTGCACCAGGCCTTCATGGACACCAAGCAGACCTTTCTGCGCGAAATCCTCGGCTGCTTTTGCCGGATCATCGAAGGCAGCGGCCATGTCTTTCGCGGCGTCCGGCACGTCCTTGCCGAGCACGGTGGCGAGGTTACGCGCTGTCATGGCCAGCGCATCGAGGCTGCTGCCACTGGTGGATGGCATGGCGGCAAAGGTGGTGGTGACGGCGCGGCTGTCGGTCAGTGACAGGCCGCTCTTGCCAGCGATGCGCCGTGCCGCGTCCTCGGCAGCACCGGCCATGGCCGCGTAATCGCTGCGCGTGGCGCGAAGGGTCTGGCCGAGGGCGGCGAGGTGCGATTCCTCGGTGTCGGCGGCGCTGCCCATCTTGTAGATGGCCGCACCGGCAGCGACGGCTGCGAGCGCCAGACCGGCAGGGCCCATAAGCAGGCCGGTCACGATCTGCGTGGCCTTGCCAAAGCCGCCCATGACCGTAACCATGTTCGGCACCTGGTAAAACGCAGCCTTCATGGCCCCGCCACCGGCCAGCACCTGGTCGGCGAATTTATGCGCTTCGCCCGCCAGGATGCCGATCTGGTAGCTGGACAGTTTGGCGGCGGCCGTACCCTCGGCCAGGGCGACAGCGTGTTGCTTGCTCGCACCCGTAGCCGCGTCGAATTTCTCTTTCTGTGCTGCGGCTGATTTGGCGATACCGGCCAGCGACCCTGCATATTGTTCCTGTGTGATCTCGCCGGCAGCGAGCGACTTCTGCAGCGCCTCGATATTGGCCGTGCGCTGGCGGATTTCGCTGCTTAGCTTGGCCTCGGCCCGCGTCGTTTCATCGAACTGCCGCGCAACCGACGCACCGGAACGGCCCAGCCTGGTTACTTTCGTATCGGCCACCTCTGCCGCATCGCCGAGCCTGGTCAGGGATTGCGCATCTTCCTGCGCCTTGGCCAGATTGCTCGCAAAAGCGATGTAAAGCTCGGAGATCGTGGTGGGCATCGTTACGCTCCATGCGTAGCAGCATCGGACCGCGCACTTGTGAAATGCGGATGAGCCGAAATGTTGCCGTCATCTGATAGGAAGGTGCGCGCATGCCGCGAGACGCGCAGGCAAGCGCAACAGGAAGTGGAGCAGGACTATGATTCGTAAATTGACGGGAGCCGCGATTGCTTTGACAGCCATGACCGCTGTTGCATCCGCGCACGCAGAGACTGGCGATTCACTCTCGATTCCACTGTCGTCGTCGACCGACATCCACCGTCAGACTGTGTCCTACAACTGCAAGGCAAAAAAGGGCGCGAGTTCAGCTAAGCTGCGTGCTGTCCTGCCCGAGAAAATCGTCAAGGTAAGCTATATCAACGCGGGCGATATCAGCCTCGCTGTGCTTCCGGTCGATGGGAAAACGCAGATATTTACCGACGTGATTGCCGCGAGCGGCGCCAAATACGCGGCGGCCGAATACGTCTGGTGGAGCAAGGGCGACGATGCCATGTTCTCAAGCGAAATGGATGCCAGTGCCATGCTCACCTGCCACGAAATCAAGGACTGATTGTTGCCGGTCCAGTTTTCATGACCGCAGGGTGATCTGCAACGCCGGATAGGTCATGACGGTGCCAGCCCGCGTCCTGCGTTCGCCCAGAGCGCCGCGCAGGATGTACGGGGCAGACGGCGCGATGCCGCTGCCAACGCGCACGAAGGTCTTGCCGAAAGTAAGCGTCGGAAAACGCCGCATGAGGGTTTGACGCACGCGCTCGATCTGGTTGCGTCGTATGCGCGGCTCAAGCGCCCCGGTCTCGATCTTGCGGGCATAAGGCAGCGGATTGACGATCAGGATCGTGCTGTCAGCGGGCAGATCCTTGAGCGGCTGTTTCCAGGGCTTGTCATCGCAGATCAGCACCCAGGCATCGCGAAAGCGTCCGCTGCGTACGGGCGATGTTGACCGACACAGGGCAAGCGCCGCCTCTGCCGCCTCGCCCGTGAGATTGAAGCGATAGAGAATGGCTCCATCCAGTCGCACGCTTGTTTCTGGCGCATCGGCTTTACCGTCCACATAGCGCCGCCAGCTGGGCGGAGCCTCGCCGCGTGCAATCACCGCGTCACGGGCCGCAATGGCCCGTCTTGCCATTTCAGCCCGCAGGGCATCGGGGGAAAGGTTGCGATCGACAAAAAGGCGCAGCGACCGGCTGAAGGTTGCGGCTCTCGCCATAGTTCATCCCTTCATGAACTGTTCGATATCCTCGGTGATCCTGCGGTTTCGATACGCCATGAAGACGCTATCCATGGCGCGGATCTGGTCCTCGATCCATGGCCGGTCGTCTTCCGAAACCGCATTGGCCTCACACCACCGTGCCAGCGCCTGCCAGGAGATACCGCCTGGGCGCGATACGCCCCGGATCTTGCCCATGGCAGCCCCGACCAGATCGGTGAGCCAGGCGCGATCGTGTTGCAAATCATGCCAGCCACGCCATGGGCGTTCGAGTGAGGGTGGGAGGGCAGGCTTGCTGGCGAGTATGGCCTCGCGGATCTCTGGCACCTCGTCAGGCCCCGTGAATGGGCCGTATTCGAGTTCCCAAGCCAGCGCCGCTGTCAGTTTCCCACCGCGTCCCGATGATCTTCGGTGCGCTGTTCGCCCACCTTGGCTGCAGCCGATATGGCAAGGGCGATCAGCATCGGATGCTCACCGCTTGCAAGCAGCTGGCGAAAGGCATCGATCCCGATTTCGGAGCCGTCGTCATTCTGCAGACCATCCACATCAAGCACGCAATGTTCGGCAATGGCCTGACCCTGTGCCCTGTCATCTTCGGTCGGCGGCAGGCTCTCGGCAGTGTAGCGCGTGGCACCCGGCTGCAATGCGCGGTTGAGACGGCTCGCCACCGTATTCTTGAGGATATAGAGCGCGTCGCGATAACGCGGCGTGAAGCCGCGTGTGGTGATGAGGAACGTGTTGCCGGGCGGGCCGACCTCGATCGTTTCGCCCTCCTGCACACGGCCAGCATCGCGGGAAAAGGCGGAGAGTTTTGCCATTGCGTCAGTCTTTCTGTTTTTTGAGATAGGTCGTTTCAGAGCGGGGGCACCGCCTGTGATGTTGCGAGCGAAGACCAGGCGATCAGGCCGGGAAAATGCTCAGGGCGAAGGTGCCGCCCCCCGGTCGCGGGTTGCCCTCGATGTCGAAGGTCGCAACGATCGTGCTGTTCTTCGATCCTGCATTGATCTGCGGGTTCTGCAGCGAGGCGTTATAGAAAGTCAGGCCGTAGCCATTACCCTTTTTGTCCTTGAGCAGAACCTGAACCGTTCCCTGCCAGTCGTCCTGGAATTTCTGGTATTCGGTACTGTCACGGAAAAAGAGCTGGATCTGGCCCGACACCATGAAACTGCCGGGCCGTTGCCCGACAGCTGCCACGCTGCCCATGGCGAAATCCTGCCCTGCGCCGTCGCGCGTGATCGTCAGCTGAAACTGACGGATCGGTGCCGTGACCCGTTTGCGATCCAGCCAGAGCGATCCCCATTCCTTGACCGGGTCGAGTACGAAACTGTCGGTCGGCGGCAGAAGGTCATTCGCAGGCGATGACGTCACGCGCTGCTCGTCGCGAAAATCGAGATCGGCAGAGAACGTCGCAAACTGGCCCTGAGCAATCGAGATCTGGATCTGCTTTACAAATCCGCCCGTTCGCACCAGCGTCTCATCGCCCAGCTGCTCGATAAAGGTGAGGCTGTTGAACGTGGCACCGTTGACGATGCGTGGACATTGCACAGAGGCCCCGGCATCGAGCAGACCTCTGCCTGTGGTAAAAACCCCATCGGCAGGATCGAGGAAATCGCCGCGCGACTCATACGGGAAAATGGCATCGATCTTATCGACAGGCGAGCGCAGACGTACAAAACCGACCGACGGCAGCACGTTCCAGATCTGCTGCCCTGTGGTTGCGAGGACCACCCTGCCGCCCGTCCAGGAAAAGGCACTGAGATCCATCTTCACGCCCTCGGGGATGGAAACGGATCGATCGTTTTGCGTGCCCGAACATGCGCAGGCCAAAAGCACGTCATAAGAGCCGAATGACAGGGCTCCGGACAATGTGCCGCCGACGGCCTGCTGTGTCGTGACGGCCTGGGAGGCCTCCCAGTTGGGATTGATTTCCTCAGGGCGCTGCCTCGTATTCTGTCTGCGGAAACTCTCACCGGTCAGGCGCAGGCGCTGATAGGGTCCACTCGGCGCTACCCCATATGTGACCTCGCGTGCATAGGCGAGAATGGTGTCATTGGCCTGTACCCCGGCCTGAAATCCTGCTGTTGCACCAGAAAAGGCCATATCACGCTCCCTTCACGGCAGGCGTGGCAGAGGAACCGCCGGAGTTGACGGCACTGCCCGCGTTGGCCGATGCCCCTGAATTCGAACTGGAGCCCGCCGAGGTCACGGAGGTGGGGCCGGTCGATCCGGAAGCATTGTTGATCGATGACGCCTTTTCGAGAGGTGTCGTCGCGTCCGGACGATCTTCAGGCTGATCACGCATGAGCGCGACGCGGCGGCCATAGCAAAGCTGCAGGGTGAGTGCGAGCGGGGCGGCATCGCTGCTTTGACTTGTCAGATACTGCCCGTCAGACGCGAATGTGCCGGGCTCGTCCTCCTGTTCGACCAGAAGCTCGTAGCTTGCCCCTTCTTCAGCACGCGAGGGCGTGATGGGGGATGGAATGCCGCCCATAGCCCGATAGGGCGACACGGCCACACGCAGGCCGGTTGCGACATTGGCCGCCACCTTGTCGAGGGCGATCGACGCGCCGGATGCGTCAAAGACAGCACCGGTCAGCACGAAAAGACCGCTGTTGTCAGCGGTCTCCACGAGGGGAAAGAATTTCATCGCGAACCTTTCGGTGAATAATCAGGGTGCGGCGAGGCAGTCCTGGTATCGGTAGCGGATCATCAGACTCATGCTGATCCAGTTTCCCGTTATGTCGGGATCGGGCGGATAGAGACTTTGCCCGTCGTAAAAGAGCCCGTCAGGCCAAGGGGCATCCTCGCGCATTTGCGCGCGAAACATGGTGCTCATCGTCTTGCACAGGGCCAGCGCGTCAGGTGTCGAGATCCTGCCCACACGCATGGTCAGATGCAGCGCGATCTCGCCTTCTTCTTCCATGGCACTCTCGCCCAGACCGAGCCTGTCGGATCGGCTGGTTTGTGTTTCCATGCGCCAGTGGATATCGGGCCGCTCCTCCGCGGGCTGCATCAGTACGTCGACCAGCGGCAGAGACTGCTGATCCGCCACCCGTGAGGCCCGGGCATAGGCATCGTTCCAGACGGTATCGGACAGCATCACGAACCTCCCGAGGCGATCAGGGTCCAGCCGCACAGCGTGCCCCGATCGTAAACCGGGCTGGCATCGGTCAGGGTGTAGGTTTTCGGCCCGTCGCGCAGGGTGTCTCGCAGGCGGGGCCTATAACCACTGCGCGAGGTTTCATCGGCGGTGATCTGGGCGATGAACGGTGCTTTGCCAGCCCCTTCGTCGAGCTGGGCGGCCTGAGGTGGCGGGGCGTAACCCAGAACAGTCAGGCTTTCACTCAGATCGGCCCGGCTCAGCACCATGCAACGCCCGGCACGCAGGATTTGCCGCCTGCGTCGGCTGGCGCCCACGCTCATGACAGACCCGCCTGCGCATAGCGGGCGAGGATGGATGCCGCATCGGGGGGCAGACCGCCGAGGCTTGCATCGGGCGTGGCCCAGCTGCTTGCGCCCACGCCCTGCTCGCTCTCGGAACGCAGGAGCGGGTCGCCGCGCTGGGCGGTGAAGAACAGGGCCCGGGCGGTCGAGAGCGTGGCAGCACGGATATCGGCGGGCACGGTCGGGGCCAGAGGCTCGCCCTGGTCGTCTTTCATGCCCGGCACAATCCAGCCGCCCCGATAGGTCACGCGATAGCACCCCGGCCACCACCATGCACCCTGCAGGTGAGAGGGATAAAGCAGGCCGGACCAGGCCGCGCACTCCCAGCCCTCGGGGCCGGGGTCGAGGGTGAAACCATCCTGCGTGACGGTGACGATCTCGACCACAGGTGAGGCCGTGAGAGCGAGCGAAAGGCGGCGCTCGCCATCCCCGACGCGCAGGGTCTGGCGATACAGACCCGCAAGAACCGGACGGCCCAGCGTGGCCTGTACGAGCGCCGTGGCCTGGGCCAGATACTCGTTCAGGGCCGGGTCATTTTTCTGCCCGGCTGGCTCGCCCGCCAGCTGATCGCGCAGGGCGTCGAGCGAGGCCAGGGTAAGGTTTTTGTCTGGCGCTTCGAGAATGGTGAGCGTCATGAGCTGCTCCCGATCAGGATTTCTTTGCAGCCGTCGCATCGGGCGGCAGGGTGCCGGTGATGAAGGATTGTTGACGATAAACGACGAGGCCGGTGCGCTCCTCGATGCGAACGGTAACCATGTTTTTCTCGAAATCGTCGCCCACAGTGGCCACCTCGACTGCGACGGACTGCCGGTCGAAAATCTGCGCACCGGTGGCAAAGGCACCCACCAGAAAATCGCCCTGTCGGATCGTGTTGCTGACGGCAACAGGCAGACCCCACAAGGAGCGCGTCGCGACGGATTGCGGGTCGCCGAGGACATAGCGGCCAATGCCGTCCTTGACGGAGGTAATACGAAACCAGTCGATCTCGTGCAGGACGATGCCAGTTGCCGGGTAGAGCGAGAGCGATGCCTGCAGCATGGCCATTCGGATCGTATCGAGAGCGGCATCTGGAACCGTAAGACCGGCCGGCGCCGCAAAAGCGGTCGCCTGCTTCATGAGACCGAGGATATTCGCTCCCGTCCCGTCACCGTACATGAACTGGTATTCCTCGACCTGCTCGAGCCCTGCGACGCCCTGCGCATTGATGATCGAGACAAGCTCGGGGGCATCGTCGAGTGCCTGCTTGGACGCCTTGAACAGATGGGCGATCACCGCGACATTTGCCCGGCTAAGCTCGAAACTAACATCCGAATACGGCTTGGCCGCACCTTCGGCGACCGGTGCAGCCTTGTTGGTAAAGCTCTTCTGCCGGACGAACTCGATGATGGGTGACGAGGTCGCGCCGGAGGGAATGAGACTGCGCAAGGTGGGTTGCGGCAGGCGGATCATATCGATACCCGGCAGGCGCATTGCGGGGATGAGAGATGTTCCGGCAGACGTCGTCGCGCCCATGGTGGCAGGCCCTGTCGTCAGCGCCTTTCGCTCCATCTCGGTCCTGACCCGTCCCTGAAAAGACGATTTGAGGTCACGTGCCGCATCGCTGGCCATGAACTCTTCGCCAAGCGACCGGGTAGCGTCCCTGGACGGTTCGTGGTGACGGGCGGCTTTCTGTTCCAGATCGGTCAGGCGGGTAGAGAGCCCGTTCATTTCGGCCAGGGCCTTGTCTGCACTGGCCTTGGTTTCTTCCGTGACCTTGCCGAGGTTGCGCAATTCCGTGGTTGAGGCTTCGGCAAAACGCTTGACCTCATCGGTCGCGGCCTTGAGTTCGCGGGCGGCCTGTTCGTAATCAGACATAGGGTAATCCTCATAAAAAAAGGGCGCCAACATGCGCCCTCGAGAAACAGATGATTGATGTTCGTATCGACGATTTGGTCCGGATCGCGTAGCGTCAGAGCAAGGCGGGCTAGAAGAATTTGATAAAAGGATCAGTCATGACGTTCGACGATGCCAGAGCTGCCGTAGAGTTTTATTTGAGCAGATCTGACAAACCTCTCCAGATCGTTTTCGAACAGGAATTCGAGAGCGGGTGGTGTTTTCGTTATCAGTCAGAACGCTTCCTCAAGACACACGATCCCGATGATCAGCTTACCGGCAGCGTGCCGCTCATTGTCGACCGAAAGACAGGCAAGATACGCGTCTGTCCGACCGACAGCCCCTTGGAAGATAATCTTGCTTATTACGCGCGGACCGGGTCGTTCCTGCGCAAATGACGCGCTTCGTAACCGAGCAGCCCGAACCGGATCAGCGGAGGCTCGCATACGACTGCGATCTGACCGCTTCGACGAGACTACGGCTGGCGGCGCGAAGCTCTGCCGCCAGATCGGGCAGTTGCGGCCCCACCGGATAAAACCGCCTGCGCATTTCGGTCACGCGGGCGAGCGCGTTTGACGGGTCATCCACCAAGCTGACCTCATGCAGGTTCACGGCCCTGATCTGGCGGCGCGGGCCTTTCGGATCGGTGCCGGGGGTTGCGCCGTCCTTGCGCACGGAAAAGCCGATGGAGAGGCCACCGAGTGCCCCGTCTTTCACCAGGCCGTAAAGCCTGCGTCCGTAATCGGTATCCATGCCAGACAGACGCCCGCGCAGATGCAGACCGTGGCTGTCCTCGCTGGCATCGTCCCACACGCCGACCGGCAGGCCGTCACCGCCAAGGATGCCGTGCATGACGTGCATCGGAATGTTGCGCCCCTGCGCCTTGCGTTCGGCCAGGGTCTCGGCAAAAGCACCGGGCAGGACGATATCGCCGTGTGCGTCCTGGTGGCCGAACACGCTGCCATAGCCCTCGAAGCTGCCCTCTTTCGCGTCGGGTGCAAACTTCCACTCGAAAGCAGCGGCCAGATAGTCATTCATTGTCATCTCCCGTGATGCCGGATTGCGTGCCGGGCAGTCGGTGGCTGGCAGGTGGATCTTGCCCGCTTGTGGCGGTCAGGTTGCGGGGCTTGCCGATATCGGCAAGCGGGATCATCTGGGCCTGCACCATGAGCACATCGCCGCCCGGCATGGGGGGCAGGTTGTCATTGGCGCGGGCCTCGTTGACGGTCATCCAGCCCGAGCGCAGCGCGGTTTGCATGTAGCCTGCCCGCGCCGTGCTATCGCCGCGCAGGAGGGCATCGACGTTGAACCGGGCGAAATACTGGTCACGCTCGACAGGCAAGAGCAGGCAGCGTGAAACAGCCTGCTCGATGCGTTGCAGCCAGGGCATGAGACCATATTGCAGAAACCAGAGATTCATCTGTTCCAGCCCGGTGCCCCAGGCCGTGGATTTTTCCATCGCCCCGATCATGACCGGCTGCACCCCGAACCACCGGCAGATCGTGGCGACGCCCAGCTGACGGGTTTGCAGGAGTTGCAGATCCTCGGCTTTGAGCCCGATGCTCTCCACCTTCCAGCCGCCCTCGAGCAGGGGCGTCTTGCCCGCGTTCATCGCGCCCGAATACTCGCCAAGGATCGCCTTGGCCTGTTCCTTCTGCGGCGCGCTCAGATAGGTGGGCGCGGAGATATAGGTCTGCGAGAGCAGCCCGTTGCGGAACATGCGGCCCGCCGTTTCCTCGGCGGCCAGCGCGGCCCCGATGGATTGCCGACCCGCTGTAATGGGCGAAATGCCCATGAGCCCATCGAAACAGAAACCCTTGATATGGAAAATATCGCCCTCACCGAGCACCAACGTTTTGCCCTGGTAGCTGTAGCGATAGACCAGCGCCCCGGTATTGGAATCGCGCTGCACCGTCATCCGGTCAGGGCGTAACGGATTGAGTGCTACGATCTGACCGTCACCACGCCGCATGATCTGGGCGAAGCCATTGCCCCAGGCGAGGCAGCACGCCGCCATGCACGACCAGAACTCGATGGGTGTCATGTCAGCATTCGGTGCCAGTGCCAACACGCGATAAAGCGGGTGATCGCGGGCCATAGAGGATTGCCCGTCGCCCTGGCGCTCATGCAGCTTGAGCGGCATGGAGCCAATGGTTTCGGACAGGAGCCGGATGCAGGCCCAGACCGTATCGAGTTGCAGCGCGGTATCGACCGAGACGCGCTGGCCGGAAATGCTCGGCCCGCCCGCCAGAAAGGCCCCAAGGCGCAGATCGGTGAGGGATACGCCCGTAATGGACTGAAACGCCGCGCTGGCAGCCTTGTGGGCCATGCCGCGTAGTCTTGTGGCGATACTCATACGGCAATGATCCCGGTCGTGAGAAAATCATCCATCCGGCCGCCACCGGGCGGCTCGGGGTTTCGGCTCATCAGCGTCACCGCATTGAGCAGCGCCATCAGCGGGTCGATCTTGAGATAGCCCGCCGCCTGTTTGGTGATGATGATGGCATTGCCTCTCGGCTCGACCTTCGCGTTCGAGACGGCCCAGCCCATGATGGGCCGCGCACCGTGGCAGAGCGTGCCATCCGCCAGCTTGCGCTCGGCGGTCTTGATGGCGCCCGAGAGCGTCCAGCCCTGAGAGATGCCCACCACACGCTCATGGGCGATGCCGATCTGGGCCAGCGCATCGACAATGGCGCCCACGCCCATCGGGTCGAGCCCGACGATCGCGAGCCTGTTGCTCTGGTCGATCGTGCCGAGTACGGCCACCAGCTGCTCGATATCGGTGCCGGGCTCGGCCGTGATGACCAGATCGCCCTGCGTCTCGAAGTCGCACAGCTGGCTGGCCTCACGCTTGCGAAGCGCCAGCACGCCCTCGAACACCCAGCTTTTCTGCCAGTGCAGCCATTGGCCCGTGATGGTGTCGCGCCCAAGAACTGCCAGCGAAAGCAGATCGTCGAGGCCGCCGCCGTCGATGCCCGCCACGATGACCTCGCAGCGTTCGATCAGGGCTTCGAGGGTCAGCGTGTCATCGCCTGCGCCCTGCCAGTAATCGGCCCCCACCCAGCGATCGGAACGCAGGGCAAGGCCGATCTCGACATTGAGATGCTGCGAGGCCCAGCTGGCCAGTTCGCCCACGCCTTTCTCGCGTGCGTCGTCATATTCGCGCTTCAGGCGGTCCAGCGTGATCGACCGGCCCAGATTGGGCAGGACCATCGGCCAGTAGGCGGGATCCTCCCAGGGCGCGGCCTCGCCGGGCAGTTTCGAGGGCTGCTGGATATCGGGCGGCAATTCGTACAGGACCGGCAGAACCGGCTGGAAGCGTTTGCCGTCGCGTATCTCGCGGGCACGGATCAGATCCTGCGCGAACACGCCCCGAGGCGGGCCGTCGCTCTGTGTGGTGATGATGGCCAGGAACGCCTCGGGCTGGGAGATCATGCCACCGCGTATCTGGCGCATGACGCTGCCCGCATCGTTGCGCATGGCGATGACGTGCTGCTCGTCCACCAGCACGCCTGCAGGCTTTACGCCTGTCATGACGTCCGGGCTGAACGCCTTGACCTGCAGGGTCGCGCCTGTCGCATGAAATCTGAGGCGCTTGAGATGTTGCTGCACCTGAAAGCACCGCATCAGCGTGCGGTCGTTCTGCACCATGCCGAGCGCCTGGCTGAAGGCGAGATCGGCGATTTCCTTGGTGGGTGCGACGATCAGGAATTCGGCGTTGGGCCGTTCATTCACGATCACGGCCGTCAGCATCAGGCCCGCGCCGTTCGTGGTCTTGCTGTTCTTCTTCGGCACCAGGAGGAACAGCTCCTGGATGGCGCGCGCACCTGTTACCGGGTCGAGCGCGCCGAACAGGGCCGAGACGATCTCGCGGAACCAGTCGCCACAGGCTTGCGCCATGGCGGGCGTGCCAGGCACGTCAGGGATGCGCAGCCGGTCAAAGCAGCGCACAGCCCGCGCCGCGAGATCGGGATTGACCGGCTCCAGATCCGGCAGGAGGGACCGGCCGGCACGCAAACGCGCCTCCCAGTCCTTCCGGCTCAGATCCAGCATGTCAGTTCCTTCTGTTCATCGGGGGCAGGTCGTCGCCCCAGCCGCTATCGAGGCCGGGTAAGGCGGGCTGATCCTCGCGCGGGACTGCGAGGCGGGCATGGGCGTAGGGGAGAGCGGCCTTGGCGGCGTCGGCGCGGATGGCGGCGGCCAGGCTGCGATTGCGGTAGATATGCGTGAGGAAAGCGAGCGGCGAGCAGGTTGCCAGATCCTGCGGGCTCATGCCGCTCAGGGCATCGAGGCCGGGCGCGAGTGCTGAAGGATCGACCACGAGGAGGCCGTTCCAGTCCACCTGCTTCTTGTTCCGGCTTCCCTTTTTGCGTCCGGCGCCAGGACGTGCGCCACCGTGAGCCATTTCTGCTCCCTTTCCTTGATAACTTGATTTCCTTGATAGACCGGAAAATCTGCCGCTGAGCCTTGCGCGGTTGCGGGGGTAGGATCCGGCCGGACTTTCGACCCGCCCCCTCGGGGTCAGCGGGGCGGGGTTTCGCGGGTGCGGATCGCCCGGACGCGGGCGGTCTTGGAGCCGCCGAAAGTGTCTGCCCACCAGTCGGGACAGATTACATTTTCGACATCTTAAGGGGTTCCTGATATTGTAACTGAATGATTTCCTTGATGTCAGTGAATGCGGGGTTCGTACCCTGCAGTGAAAACCCCTCCCTCAAACCAGGGAGGGAGCCTGCTCAATGACGAAAGATCCAACTTCTCATCCACATCTCGGATGGTTCAAGCACAGGCGCCAGCTCAACCGTCAGGATATCACCGTAGTCGACTCTGACATGCTCAAACGTGCTGTCGGTGCCGCGGCATTGGGTAATGCCATGGAGTGGTTCGATTTCGGGGTCTACGGCTATATCGCCGTGACATTGGGCAAGGTCTTTTTTCCAGACACCGACGCCTCGATAAGCCTGATTGCCACGCTCGCCACGTTCTCGATCGCCTTTCTCATACGGCCTATCGGTGGGGCCATTTTCGGTCCGCTCGGTGATAAATACGGTCGGCAGCGAGTGCTGGCCGCCACGATGATTGCCATGGCGCTTGGGACTTTTGCGATCGGTTTGATTCCCTCCTACGCCACTATCGGTATCTGGGCCCCGATAGCCCTGCTTGTAGCGCGCCTCGTTCAGGGCTTTTCGACCGGTGGAGAATACGGAGGCGCCGCAACGTTCATCGCCGAATACTCGACCGATCGTCGTAGAGGCTTGATGGGAAGCTGGCTCGAGTTCGGCACGCTTGCAGGATATGTCGCCGGCGCTGGTCTCGTGACGCTGTTGCAGGTGAGTCTGAGCGAAGAGACGATGCTCGCGTGGGGATGGCGTATTCCTTTTCTTCTCGCTGCACCTCTGGGGCTTTTGGGCCTGTACGCTCGCACGAGACTGGAAGAGACACCCTCATTCAAGGCGTATGCGCTCGAAGCTGAAAAGCGCGAGCATGCCCGTCCGGGCTGGCGCCACCTGTTTGCCGTGCACTGGCGGCAACTGGCGAAGTGCGTGGGCCTCGTTCTCGTTTTCAATGTCACCGATTATATGCTGCTCGCTTACATCCCGAGCTATATGACCGTGTCTCTTGGCTATGCAGAGAGCAAGGGCCTGATCCTCATCATCGTCGTGATGATCCTTATGATGCCAATCAATATTATTGGCGGTTTCCTGAGCGATCGCATCGGGCGCCGCCCAATGATCCTGGGCGCTTCAGCTGCCTTACTGCTTCTTGCAATCCCGTGTTTCCATCTGATCCAGAGTCACTCAGATAGCTTGATCTTTATGGGATTGATGTTGCTCGGCATTGCCCTGGCCGGGTTCACGAGCTCCATGCCATCTACACTACCAGCATTGTTCTACACCCCGATCCGCTATACGGCCCTCTCAGTAGCATTCAACCTGTCCGTTTCTCTCTTCGGCGGGACGACGCCCCTCCTGATGGCCTGGCTGGTCAAAAGAACGACATATCTGGACATGCCTGCCTGGTACCTGATGGGTGCAGCGTTCATCGGCATCGTTACAATGCTGACCGTTCGCGAAACGGCAGGAATGCCTTTGCGAGGATCACCACCAGCGGTAGGCAGTACGGAAGAGGCAAAAGACCTGCTGCAAAGCGGGGCGGCGGTAACAGTCGACCCTATTCCTCCTGCGGCCACTTAACATTGCGACTCCGACCGCCCACCAACCGATAAAAGGAACACATGATCAGATGGCCTCTCGTCTCATTTCTGAACGTCATCCCTGGGTAAAGTATCTCGCGCTCATCAGCATGGGCGTTGCGATCTATGCCGGGGCAATCTGGATCTCGTTCTCGCTTATCGTCGCTCTGGCATGGGGAGCAGTCATCGCCATTGCTGTACGACCGATACAGCGCAAACTCGGACAGTTTATCGGTGCGAAGATGGCAGCCATCAGCCTTATCGGGCTGACCTGCGTGCTATTCACAATTATGGCTGGCATAGCGGGTTATGGTGCGGTGACCGAGATCGGATCGCTTTCGGAAAAAGCCCACCATCTCATCGCCCCTCACCAGACATCGGCCCCGGCGAACGGTCCTGAAGCCGCCACGCAAGACCATGCCGCAGCGTCGCAGAATGACGGGAGTGCGGGAAAGCCCGAGGCGTCAGATCATAGTGGGGAAGAAGCAGGCTCAGGCTCTGGCGACAGTGAGACGCCAGCCCTGCCGCCGGCCGTCTCCGCCCGGATCGACAAGGTCAAAAGCGTTCTTCCAGCGAGCCTCGCAAACAAGATCGACCCGCAACAGATCATGAAGATGGCCAAGGCCCAGGCCAAATCGATCTCCAAGATCGCAGGGCTCGCGGCTTTCAAGATCCTCAAAAGCATCCCGCATCTTCTGGAAGCCTTTTTCATTGCGATGCTCACCGCAGCATGCTGCCTCCTCTCCTATGGGCGGGTCACCTCGTCTCTGCGCAGGGTCAGTATCGAGCTCACCCAGCGTGACGACATTCTTCTGCACATCGTTCGCAGCATACGTGGTGCCGTCAACGGACTGGTTCTTGTCGGTATCGGCGAGGCGCTTGTCTGCTCGCCTTTGATCTTCGTTGCTGATGCCAGCCATGCCGTCATTCTGACGATCCTCCTGGCCATTGCCGCATCGATCCCCTTCTGCGGCTATCCGGCAGCAATTCTCGTCGGCGGCATCGTTGCGGCTTCAGGATCGATGAACATGGGCATTGCCGTTGCAGGCTGGGGGCTTTTCGTTCTGTTCTGCGGTGAGCATTTTGCCCGCCCAAAGTTTATCTCTGATGAAACCCGCCTGCCGTTCCTGCACACTATGATTGCCATCCTGGGGGGCCTGCACATGCTCGGACTGGTAGGGCTCTTCATTGGGCCAGCTATTGTGGCCGCAGCTCATATGCTCTGGTGCGAACTCGATGGTTCACGCCGAGGCCAGGAGAGCTCAAAACAGACTGCCTGACGTTCACCCTACACCGTTTCACGCCAACGGATCGCCCGAACACGGGCGGTCTTGGTGCTGTGGCATGAGCCGCAGAGCAACCGGATATTGCCCGGATCGAGCGGCGCACCGCCGTCTTTCAGTTCATGAATATGATCGCCGAAGATACGGCAGCCGGTGCGGCCGCAGGCCTCGCAGCGTCGACCACGCTGGACGAGAAGGCGGGACATCAGGCCGCGCCATTCGGGCGAGAGATAGATGTTCTGTGTCTGCTTTGGCAGCGCCGTTGCAATACCGGTTTTGACGCTACGCACCGCTGGCAGGACGCATTGCAATCTGCGGACTGCCATGGATCGTCACTCCAGAAATCAGGCATGAAAAAAGACGCCTGCCCGAATGGGTAAGCGTCTCGCGATCATGGGTCTCAAATATCTGCAAATTGGGGAATCTGGGTAGCACGAAATGCATCCGGTCTGATTTTTTTTGCGATGCCTGCACAGGCGCGCTGATGCCAGGCCTGTGCAGTCTTGTGATCCGTCCCGAGTTTCGCCCCGATCTTCCGCCATTCCCACCTGTGTTGGCCCGAGATCGGATGTCGGATCATGCGCATATGCACGACCATCTTTTGCTGCCGGTCCTCGATCAGCGGTATCCAGGTCAGCACGATATCCAGTCGGTCGATCTGTTCAGCGGTCGGCCTGGGCAGGAACTCATCGCTCTCACGATCCCAACCAAGATCTTCCAGATCGCGCAGATAGTCCGGCCATGTGCTACCGGCACCGGCAGGGCGAAGCCCGGTTGAGGGCAGAGTTGCCAACGTAAGGGCCGCTTCGTCCAGCCATTCGCCTATCTGCTCCGGCAGGCTGCGCTCAGGGTCGAAATGCAAAAGCATCTTGCTCATGCGGCCAGCCTTGCACGTTCGAGGTAGTCGGCACGGTTCGGAATCGGCTCATTGACTGCACCCGCAATGCCGGACGCCACACGCTCGCGCCATGTGTCCATGTCCTGTTTCCAGGCGCGATCGGCTTCGATCTCGGCCTCGTTCAGTGGCGCTTCGGGCACGTCGCGATTTGCAATGGCGGTGCCGATCGCCTTGCCGAAATAGCCCAGATGGCTGATCGAAGCGCCCTTGCTGCGCTGACGTTCTGCCACGGATTCCACCACGCCCAGGATCAGCCGTTCGGTTTCCTCGGTGCTCAATCCGTCATGCAGGGCATCGGCTACCCATTGGCGCACGATGCGGTAATTGCCCATGTCACGCGCCGGGTCGAACCCGGCCGCTTCGAACGCCATAGGGCCGATGCGCTGATAGGCGGTGTCGATCTGCGCGTCACTCACCTGCGCCCCAAGCTTAGCTTTATCTTCAGAGCTTATATTACAAGCTAAGCTAAGCTTGTCGCGCGCGTAAGTGGCTTGGTTTTTGCTCTGGGTTTCACGAGACACGGTTTTTCCTCCTGAAATCGGCATCATGGCGGTGCGTTGGCGCGGGTCGTGCTGCGGCATGGGATTGACGTTTTTCGGCGGTCTTCCGCCCTTTTTGCCGTTCAGTCGTGAGGCAATGGCGCGTCGTGTCGGCTGGAGCGTTTCAGGCAGACCGACCAGCCCGCTTGCCGCGTCGTAGGTTATCAGCCGGGTTTTCGCGTAGGTTTCCATGTAGGTTTCGAGCTGGGTTTCCGTCACATGAAACCGGAAGCGTGCAAGCGTCGCGAGGTCGGGCGCACCGTCCTTGCCGGCATGCAGAATGCCGTCAGCACCGTATTCCAGAATAGCCGCTATCAGACGCACCCACACCACCACCGCCTCGGCGGCCAGCGTGAACAGGCGCAGGTCACTGGCGACCATGGCGAGCGCCCGTCTTTCGATCGAAGATTTGGACATCTCAGTAGGCTTTCAGACGATACCCGTCCGCGACGGGCTCGATAATGTCTCGATTGACCAGATGCGACACGGCGCCAATCACCTCTGCTGGGTCCGCCGCCAGCAGGCGCGCAAGGTCAGGCACAGTCATCGCCTGGCCGCCTACAGGCGCGCGTAGCTCGGTGACGACATCGGCGATGTCGGCCAGATGTAGCCACATGCCGCGCGCGGCGAGCGGGAGAACCGACCAGCGCGGGTCGGCCATGATAGCGCGGGCGTGGATACCGTAGCGGCGGCGCGAGACAGGGCGAGGCGAAGCGGGGCGCGTCATGCTGCACCGCCCTGGCGAACCCAGGCCGGGCTGCGCGGGTCTTCGCACTCATCGCGAAACCAGGTGCTGTCATCATCAAAGCGCATACGCACCGATCCGGTCCCGCCATGGCGGTTCTTGCGGATCAGGATCTGCGCCTTGCCGACCGACTCCTGCAGGCGGAACTGGAACTCCGAGCAGCGATTGGCAAACTGCTCGTTCGTTTCCTTGTCGCGCCTCTGCAGCCCGTCACCGCTGGCTTCTTTCCTGAGATAGTAGTGATCGCGGTACAGGAACGCGACGAGATCAGCGTCCTGCTCCAGCCCGCCACTATCGCGTAGATCGGCCTCGGTCGGGCGCTTGTCCTCGCGCTTCTCGACCTCGCGGTTGAGCTGGGCGAGCGCGATGATGGGAATACCGAGTTCCTTGGCGAGGGATTTGAGCCCGGCGCTGATCTCGGTCATTTCCTCATAGCGGCCGCGACGACGCGCGGCATCGCTGCCGTGCATGAGCCCGACATAATCGAGCACGATGAGGCCAAGTCCGCGCTTGCTGCGCTTCATGCGGCGAGCGCGCGAACGCAGCCCAGCCACGGTCAGCCCGGAGCGCACATCCAGCTCGAGCGGCACGGCCTCGGCGGCTTTTTCTCCCGCCTGAAGATCCTGCCATTGCCAGCCCTCGAGCGGGACACGCATCCCCGTTTCGATGTCTTCGGGGATATCGTATCGCCGCCCTGCAAAGACCGAGAGCGTCGAGAGCCCGGCATAGGCGGCCCCGGCACGCGCGCCGATCTGACGCGCCGCCATCTCGCCCGACCAGAACAGCACGCGCTCACCACTTGCGCCGACACGCATGGCCACGCCCAGAGCAAAAGCGGTCTTGCCCATGGCCGGGCGGGCGCCGATCACATACAGCCCCTCGCCGAGCAGGCCACCTGTCATCCGATCCATGGCGGGATAGCCCCATGAGAGCCCGGCCAATGCCGAGCCCCGCAGCAGGTTCTCCTGCCCGCAGGCAATCGCCTCGCGGATCGCCTCGGAGATCGTGACGTTCGGCTGCCCCTCGCGCATGTTCTGGGCAATATCGAGCAGCCCGGCTTCCATCTGCTCGACCAGATCCTCGCCAGTGTGACCACCGGGGGTGAGGCAAAGCCGGGCGACATCGATGCAGTGGTTGCGTAGCTGGCGGCGCGTCCAGGCGTCGAAGATGGCGCGCCCATAATCGCCGGCATTGAGAATGCCGACCGTGGCCATCATGATCGTACCCAGATACTCCGCCACGTCCCGGCCCATGAGCACTTCGGAAGCACCAATCTGGTTACGGATCAGGATCACGTTCGGATCGACACCCGCCATGTGCATGCGGAGGGCCGCAGCATAGATCACGCCATTGAGCGGCTCGTAAAAATGCTCGGCCCGCAGATATTCCTCGACCATAGGTAGGGCACGACGGCCATTCGTCAGGATGGCCCCCAGTAGCGCCGCCTCTGCCTGCATGTTTTCGGGCTCATTGACCGAAGCCAGATACCCGAGCGGTTGAACGTCACCCATGACGTATCTCCATGATCTGTCGGCTTTGGGGGCGTGGTGCGGTCAGCCCCAGCGCCTTGAGCATGCCGCGCGTACTGCGTTCGGAAATGCCGAGGCGCGTAGCAATCAACCGCGCCGGGAAGCCCCTGCGGTGATAGCCCTGCACGGCAGGCGCGAGCCGGATGCGATCAAGCGCAGGACGAGCCATCAGCCTTGCCCCCTATGCGTTTCACAGCGGCGGATGAACGGCGAATTCACCGAGAAGCCCGCGCCGCAATAAAGGCACTTACGATGCCACACGCCCGTGACATGCGCGGTGCTGGCTGAAGTCTTAACGGGCGGCGCATCGCTCTCGGCAAGACCGCGGTCATCGCCAAAACGCGCGAGAACGGGCTGCACATGACGCAGCGGGATTTCATCCCAGGATTTCACGCTGTCAGGCGCTACCCTGAGCGCTTCCCCCAGGATTTTCTTGCCGCCACGCCGGGCGCGTATCTTGCGCACGATATCGCGCGCCTGGCAGCATTCGGCGGGTGTCACGACAGGTGACATCGCCTGAATTGCCCGCTCCAGCCTGCCGCTTTCATAGGCTCGCAGGAAAGGACGCACATGGTTCGACGGCACATGATGCCATTTGACCACCGTGCCAGGCTGGCGACCGATCAGCCCGGCGAGGGCGATCCGTGCAATACGGGTTCGACACAGCCTGTTGAACACGGCATTGGCCTGAGCCTGCTCGCCCGAACTGGCCGATTTGCCGCGCAAGCCGAGGCTACGGGCGGACGCAAGAGCGCCGCTCATGACACACCCCGCAGTGCTGCAACGGGTTCTTCCATCGCTTTCTCCGAAGCACGCAGATTATGCAGGGCATGCCCTACGGCGCGGTGCAGGCTTGAAAGCGTGGCCCGCATGGCCGTGACTTCATGCGTCTCGACAACACCATCCGCCAGCACGCGAAGCGTCGTGGCGATCGTCTCATTGAAGCTGTGCGATACCTTCTCGATATCGGTAGCAAGATCGCCCTCGCCCACCTTGAGCGGCGTGAGGATATACCCCTCAGCCAGCGCCATGGCGGCCAGAACGATCGGCTCCTGCGCACAGCGATCCATCTCGATGGCAACATCGACCGGCACGACCGATTGCGAATGGCGGTTCTGGTAGTCTGAAAGCTGCGACCGCCCGACGCGGACGAAACTCGCCGCTGCATCGACACCGCCCACAGCGCGAATGACAGCCTGCGTGGCCGTCTTGATTGCGTGCGTGGTCATGGCTGGGCCTTCAATCCGACGGAACCCGGCGAGGAGTAAGGCGACCTTGCCCGGACACCCTTCGGATGACGGCGCGACATGCAGCCAATAGCCTGCAGAGCATGATGGATTCTCATGCTGCATTCCTTTGTGCGACAGAATTGAAGAGATCAGGCCGGAGTGTCTCGGGTGGAATGCCCGCCTCACGAGACACGGCGTGAAGGTGTCGTTTGGGCACTCTTTCCCATTGCGAAACTGCCGCATGAGAAATTTTGCAGGCCGCTGCGATTTGCTTAACGGCGCCTTTGCGACTGAGAATGTCCGAAAGGATAGGATCACGCATGTCGATACGTTACCGGCGGTAAGTATGGTAAGCAAGACAATTAAGGTGGGACCTTGTCAGGAATCTGCCATCAAATTGGATATGAGCAGTGCGAAATCCAGGAAGAATCCCCCGACACCAGCCGCTATAGCGATGGGAATCAGGATAAGAACACAACGCGAACATTTGGGCTTTACCCAAGCTCAACTTGGCGGCATGATCGGCGTTACAGAAAACGCGATCGCCCAATATGAAACTGGGCGTTCTTCGCCTAGGAGGGAGCGCGTTCCAGCGCTTTTAGACGCTTTGGGCAGATCGATTGGCTGGCTTTTGACCGGAGACGAGCCCGAAGAAGAAGTGAAAGCTCAGACCAAAAAGGAGCGTGAGATCCTTATACAGGCTCGCGACCTCCCTCCAGAGCAGCAAGATATCCTCCTTAAGATGATCTCCGCCCTCAAAAATTAATCTTACCGCCGGTAAGAAAATTCTTGCTTGCTATAATTACCGCCGGTAATAGTTTCATCGTTCGTCCACGATGGAGCGTAAGCCGATGTCAGCATCGCCGGTTCAAACGGTTTTTCTCCCCGACAGACCAACCACACCACCGCTCATCGGGCGCGATACCATCAAGGCCGAGCGGGCCATGGCATCCTACATGGATAGCCTGGCCGAGCAGGCAGGCTTTGCCGGGCGCGCCGAAGCCGTGCGCCTGTGGCAGAACGCCGCAGCCAATAAGCGCCACGAGGCCGAACAGATGGAACGCGCCGCCCGAGGGCGCAGCGTCATCCCTGACGCCCCTAATGCCAATCCTGTTCTAGCCCTACTGGCCCGTCACGGACGCTTGGGGCAGTCATGATCAAAATGCTCTGGAGTACAATCGCGCGAAACCCGATCGCGGCATGCCTGATCCTGTTTCTCCTACATCATATCGTGAGTTCTGCCCGCATATGGCTACGCTGCCGCGATCTGGAGACACAACTTCGAACGCTCGATGCCCTGAAGACTTCCGACTTTGAGGAGGATCCATGACGCATACACGCAAGACGGCGGCAGAGGTCGCGACCGAACTGCGCGTGTCGCCGCGCCTCATTCAGAAGCTTTGCGCCACGGGCGCTCTACGCGCCGCCAAGATCGGTTCTGTCTGGCGCATAACGACGTCAGCGATTGACGACTATCTCGATCAGGAGGCCAGCAGGCCGTCGTGTCCAGCAATCTCTACCAGGCCGCAAACGGCACCTATTACGCTCGGATCCAGATCAGGGGGCGCGACATCCGCCGATCGCTACGCACGACTGATCGGCGTACAGCCCGGCAGCGGCTCAAAGAGCTGCTCGAGAAGGCGGAAGACCAACGCGCCGGCATAAAGCCTCCTGAGGTCAGGAACTGGGAAGACGCCGTGGTGCGGTGGGAGGAGCTGCAATTTGCCGATCTGCGCCCCAGCACCCAGACGCGATACCGCACGAGCCTGCGGCAGCTCCACCCCTGTTTCGCGGGGCGGGATATCAGCCTGATTACCTCCCGCGACGTGCATGAATTCGTGGCGGCGAGACGACGCACCAAGACCTCCGGTGCCACCATACGCCGCGACCTGATGGTGATGGGCCGCATAATGCGCGTAGCGCGTCGTGCCGGCTGGATTACCGCCAATCCGGTGCCGGACGAAATGGAAGAGATCAAGGAGCGCCGCGAACCCATTCGGCCCGTGGCCTTGCGCGACCTAGCGCGCCTGACGCGCCGCGCCCCACCCGGCATGCGCGACATGATCCGCTTTCTGGCCCGGACCGGCTGCCGGCAAGAAGAGGCCGCCTCGCTTTCATGGGAGCAGCTGGACCTCAAAACCCCCTGCCCCACCGTGACCTTCGCCCGAACGAAGACGAGATCGCCCCGCGTGGTCAGGCTCTCGCCCAGGCAGGCCAGAGAGCTGCAACGCAGCCGCCCGGAAAACGCGAGCGGCTATGTCTTTCGCAACCCGTCAGGACAGCGCTACACCAACGTCCCGGGCCGCTTCCGCGTGCTACTAGCCAGCGCCATACCGGACAAAGCCCGCCACTTCCGCTGCCACGACCTGAGACACACCTACGCCATCCGCGCCCTGCAACAAGGCGCCTCGATCTATGATGTGTCCCAGCAACTAGGCCACAGCTCGGTCAAAACCACCGAAATCTATGCGGCCTGGTTATCGCGTCGGATACGGTGATTGAGGAAGCTTTAAGCAACGGACGGCGATATCGGCGGCGACAGGACCTTAGCCGCTCGCCTCGAGTAAACATCATCCCGATAAAATCGCGCCCCTCTTATTTGCGCTTATCACATCATCCTGCTCTCATATCCCCCTACGCTTTGGCGATTGACGTGACGTCGATAGAGGAAATGCAAAAAATATGCCTAAAGATATGGATCCGTTTAATACGCCTAATAGGAACCCCCCTTGGAACCGAGATGAATTAATACTGGCTCTGGATCTATACTTCACTTTGAATGGCACATTGCCGAGAAAGGATGATCCTTACATCATCGAACTCTCGGCCCTTCTAATACGCGTCGCGCGACTGACCAAGCAGCGTGTGAACCATAATTTTCGCAATACAAACGGGGTCTCAATGAAGTTAGCAAACTTCCAGCGGCTGGATCCGGCCCACCGCGACAAAGGGCGTATTGGCCTGTCCCGAGGCGGACAGGAGGAAGAAGTCGTTTGGAAAGAATTCTCGTCTGACCGCGCCCACCTCCGCCAGGTCGCGACCTCTATCCGGGCCGCGGTAGAAAGCGGCGAAGATATTACACCAGTCGATGAAGATGATTTTTGCGAAGCGGACGAAGGACGAATCCTAACTCGAATTCATCGCTTGCGTGAGCGTAATCGCAAACTGGTCGAACAGCGTAAAGCTCAGGCTCTTCGGTTAAACGGAAACTTGCGCTGCGAAGTATGTGGTTTTGATTTTAGTGCGCAATATGGCACCCACGGCGATGGCTTTATAGAGGCGCATCACATCAAACCATTGCACCTCATTGAGCCTGGGACGAAGACCAAATTGTCCGACCTGGCACTTCTATGTGCCAATTGTCACCGCATGATTCACGCGCGTCGGCCTTGGCTCAGCTTGGACGAGTTGCGTCAGATCATTACCCCCCGGTGA